ATGGAAAAAGATAAAATTAAAAATACGCTATTGAGTAAGTTGAAAGAAACTAAATCACCTCCAATATTATTTGTAGGTTCTGGATTATCACAAAGATATTTAGGAACTCCAACATGGGATGGATTGTTAGAGCGTTTTGCTAATATAGCTAGTGATAATGATTTAGCATATGAAATGTATTATCAAAATGCTAAAGGATTTAAAAATGATTATGGTATAAATCCTAAAATTGCAGAGCTTATTGAAAGAGATTTTAATACCAAGTGGTTTAAAGATGAAATGTTTAAAAAAAGTAGAATTGAGAATAGGGAATTTGTAAAAGATAAATGTTCTCCATTTAAGATAGAAATAGCAAACTTTTTTAGAGAACAATCTAATAAAGAATATATAAAAGGAACAGAAAAAGAAATTGAATTGTTGAAAAAGGTTGGAGATAGAAGTATTGGAGGAGTAATTACAACTAATTATGATTGCTTGTTAGAAAAAGTATTTTCTAATTATCACTATAGTAAGTTTATAGGACAAGAAGAACTAATATTTTCGGATATAACTGGAATAGGTGAAATATATAAAATACATGGATGTTGCACTAAACCAGGAAGTATAGTAATTAATGAAGATGATTATAAAAAATTTGACAATAAAAATTCATACCTAATAGCAAAATTATTAACTATTTTTTTGGAATATCCAATAATTTTTATAGGATATAAGATTGGTGATAAAAATATTCAAAATATATTAAAAGAAATATCAAAGTGTCTATCAAAAGAGCATTTAGAAAAGTTTGAAAATAGGTTTATTTTTATTGAGTGGAATAATACAGATAAAAAAGATGATGTAACAAAATATGCATATTCATCTATAACAATGACACAAATATTTGTGAAGGATTTTTCAATTATTTATGAAGCATTACTTGAAAATCATGTTGGTTACAACCCTAGAGCAATAAAGAAATTTAAAAAAGAAATATATAACGTTGTATTAACATCTAAGCCATCAAAATCAATAAAGGCATTTATTGATATAGATGATAGTAAATTAGATGATGTAGAAGCTGTTGTGGGTGTTGGAATAATAGACAAGCTTGGTATTAAGGGGTATGAAACTTTTTCAGCAGAAGACTTATGTAAAGATATAATTTTTGATAAAGAAAATTTAGATAAAAAATATGTTGTAGAAAAAAGTTTACCTAGTGTTATTAAGGTACATGGATTTGCTCCAGTATATAAATATATCCAGGGATATGAAGGGGAACTTGATAGAGTAATAAAAAATTATATTAAGAGAATAGAAGGTAATTATGAAAAAGAAAGAACAAATAAATTAGATATATTTCTTACTAAAAACATTATTTCAAAAAGAAAAAGTGGTGAGGTAATAAAGAAGAGTATTAAAGAATTAATGAAAGTAAAAGAGTTGGAGAATGTTTTAAATGAAATAGTATATATAGATTATGATTATTTAGATGCAGATGAGTTATTGTATTTTTTAAAAGCATATGTAGATAAATATCCTAAAATTATATGTGATAAATCTTGGGAGGGTAGAGAAATTAGAAGATTAATTAAGATGTATGATTATATGAAATATAAAGAATAAAATAAATGTTAAACATAAAATTTAGTTATAAATATTTAAAATGGCTTAGACAGAAAAGAGTTGAGCCATTTTTTTATTTAGTTATGTAAAAGTGTCACATAGAACTTTTTAAATAAGTTCATAAAAAACCAATATATATATTTAGTTTAGATATATATTTAATATCAATAGACTTTTCTAATATTTAAGTGCAAATAAAAAAGAGTAAGTATTCCTTACTCTTTATTTTCAAGTTCTTCAAAAATTTCACTAAGACTTTTCTTTTCTAATTCCCTTTTTAATAATTCAATAGATAAATCAAAAAAAGTACTTTGATTTAATTTGGTTTTGTTTGATAAGTTAACTATAAATTCAAAATTATCTCCAGATAGAGTTGAGTTTATTCGTTTTCTATGAACTAAAGCCATCCTTAAAATACCTCCTAAACCTTGAAATAGCTAGGTTTCAATATATATAAATTATATCACATTACACATGGTTACACAACTTTTTTGAAAATGCTATTTACAAGTTGTGTAACTATATGTATAATTTAGTTATAAATTAAAGTTACGTAACGATATGTAATGAACTGTAATGTTACGCAACTAAATTGAAAGGAGGTAAGCACAATGAACATATCATTTTTAAAATTAGATACCAATCTAATAACAGACACTTCTATTAATTCTAATGAGTTTAGAATATATACATATCTTTTAAGTTTATATAACCAAGAAAAAAATTGTGCTTATCCTAGCCTAGAAACGATAAGTGAAAAATTAAATATTAGCTTATCAACGGTTAAGAGAGCTATTAAACATTTAGCTGAATTAGGATATATAAGTATAGAAAAGAAGAAGGCTCAAATCGGAAATCACAACATCTATACTAAATTAAAACATCTTATTGGAGCTAAGAAAACAGAAGTAACTAATATAAAAACTTTTGAAGAGATAAAAGAAGAGAAGATAGATAACCATGAAAATGTAAGGTTGGTTAGAAAGTATGTTGATGTTGATAAGGGCAAAGTTATAAGAGAAATGTTAACTCTTATGAGTAAGAAAAATGTTAGAGAAGGTATTAAAAACTTTAATAATAAATTATCTAAGGGTGTATGGAAAAAGAATACTATAAGTAATTTATTTAGGGAGATAGTTCAAGTTTACTATACCCTAGGTGAAAAAATGAATTATAAGGTATTTAACTACTACAAGAAGTATTTCGATGTTTACGCTATACAACCATATAAAAGAGTTGATAGTGATGGAAATATTCCAATAGAAGGACAGTTGAATATTGATTTTTACATAACTTAATTAAGTTATATTTTTTCATAATTATAATTTATTGGAGGTATTTTAAAAATGAAATTTGGAGCAAGAAAACCGAGTTTAAAAAAGTCTATAAAAGCAAGAACAACTGGAAGGGCTAAGAGAGTTATTAAGAAATCTATAAATCCATCATACTGTAAAAAAGGTATGGGTTGGGTAAATAACCCTAAGAAAGCAGTGTACAATAAGGTTTATAATAAGACAAGTTTTAATATATTTAAGAATCCACTTTCTGCAATAGGAAATATTTTAAGTTTAGGTGTGGTATTGTTCTCATTGATATTTGGGTTATTTTTAGTTTATTTATTCTTTGATTTTATATTTTTTCTTTTTAAATAAATTGTAAACAGGTAAATTTTTGCAGATTGAAATTTATAATATAAATATAGATAAATTTTAAGGAGAGGATAAGATGATAACAATACAACATCTAAGAGAGATGAATAAGAGAGATTTTGCCAAAGCTATAAGAAAACTTAATAAGAATAATATTATAGAAATCTTGGAGATTGAAGGAATTTGGGTAAAATCCAACTCTAAGACAGATGAGCTTGTTGACATTTTATTAGATGTTGTAGATGGTATAAGAACTTCAACCAAGGAAGATGCTAATAAACTAAATGCAAAAAACAAGAGAAGAGAAACTATAAGAAGAAATAAAGAAAGAAGAAGATTAGAGGAAGAAGAGAGGAATAAACAAAGATCAGAAGAGGAAAAAAGATTAAAAGGTGTTTGGGATGAGTTAACAAATTATGAAAGATGCTTAATAGTTTGGAATGCTGGATTTAACAAAGGGTTATTTGAGGATGGTATGATATATGACCTAACCGAAGAAGATGTTCCAAGCTTTGTATTTGAGGATAGAGATTTTAGAAGATTTATATGTGACCTAGAAGAGAGTGGACTAGAAGGTTGTAAAAGATTGTTATTCCATGTTCACCCAGATACTTGTAAGAACTACAAAACTTATGAGTTTACTGATTTATCTAAAAACTTTGAAATGTTTAAAAAGATATTTGGAATAGAGAGGTAGTTGTTTATGAATATATCAATGTTAAGAGAAGCTAGTGAAATTGAAAGAATTAAATATTTTAGTAAGGTTACTGTTAAAGAATTAAGAGAGCTATTAAAAGGAAAGGTTAAATATCTTTCAAAGATGAATAAGGATGGTCTTATTGATAAGTGCCTAGAGATAATATTTATGAAAGATAAAGAATATGAAGAATTTGTTCGTATAACTTTCTTATCATCACAACTTACAAATAAAGATGAGTTGGAAAAGGTAAGAGCTAGAGCAATTGAACTATATAGAACTTTATCTAAGAGATATCATCCAGATAGAAATAATGGGTGTGACAAGAAGTTTAAAGAAATAAATAGTCTTAATGAAAGTATAAAGCTTGGATTCGAGCAATCATTAAGTGATATGAAAAGATATGCTAGATTTTATGAATTTAAAGAAAGAACTAAAAACATGGACACACCTTTCTAAATATGGGGATTACCTTAACATAACAAATAGTTTGTAAAAACAATGGCATCTGTTTTAAAATCATAGGCTTCCAGCCTTATAGTTCCAAGGTGAAGAGAGATAGGATTAAATATTAAAGCATATCATCAAAACAATTACCACCTCCTTTAAATATAACCATGCCTATGTTTAATCCTATCACTATTTAAATTAATAGAGGATGTGATTTAAAAGACTATGCCAATGTTTAGTGTATGTAGTAGGTGTGCAGATAAAATACCATACAGGACAAAGTATTGTGATAAGTGCAAACCTATAATTGAAAAGGAAAAGAGAAGAAATAAGATTGAATATAAAAGACAAAGAACAAATAAGTTTGGTTTAAGTGAACAACAAAAGATTTATAACTCTAAGAAATGGAGAGAAACAAAAGCTAGTGTACTGGATGAGTATAAAGGTTTGTGTGTTGGTTGTTTGGCTAAAGGATTATTAGTTCCAGCTACAGAAGTTCATCACATAGTTTGGTTGAGTAAAGATATAAGTAAAGCATATGATAAGGATAACCTTGTACCACTATGCTATAGTTGCCATGATGATATTCATAGATTGAACATTGACAACAAAGATAAATTAGAAAGTTTCTTAGAAGAAATAAAAAATAAAAATCAAAAAATAAATTTAAAATTAAAATAAATAAAAATGTTTTTAGAGAGAGAAATTATTTTAAAAAAATAATCTAAAAAATGGATAGGGGATAAAGCCGATTTTATTTTTGATGGGAGAACGAAAAGTACGAGAGGGGGTTACGTTTTTAAAAATTCTGCCCCAATCAGATTTTTTTGTTTAAAAATTGATGAAAATTAATCAAAAAAGCATCAAAATTTAACATGAAAAATCGTGGGAAGTCCCATGAATACTAGGTTTGTTTGCCCCAAAGAGGTTAATGGTGAATATTTTAATATTCATCTTTTTATTTGCCCGTATTCGGCTGATGTAGAAATAAAAAGTAGAAAGGAATGATAATGTATATATGGCTAAACCAAGAGTTCCTATGGAGCTACAGAGTAAAAAAGTTTCTAAGGAAGAAAGAGAAGCTAGAATAGAAGCAGAGAGGAAATTAGTTGGTGATAGAGATTTATTATTAAGACCACCTTCTTATTTAAATAAACAAGAGAAAAAGATTTATAAAGAGCTTATTAAACCATTACTTCATATTGAGAGTTTAGGAAATTCAGATAGGGAAATCTTTGCTATTATGGCTAATGCCAAAGCCATGATGTTAGAAGCTAAGAAATCAATAGAAAATGATGGTATGCTTATTCCTAAAATAGATAGATTTGGAAATGTAGAAATGAAAGAAAATCCTTGTATAAAAATTTATAAAGATTATGAATCTATTTTTAATAAAAATCAAAGTCAGATAGGATTATCTGCATCTGCAAGAACTAAATTAGTTCAAATTAAACAAGAGAAAGAAGAAGAAAATGAATTAGATAATATTTTAGGGGCTTTAAGAAGTTAAGCATCTAACCGTTAATTGGTTAGGTGCTATTTTTATGCAATTTTTTAGGAAAGGAGATGTGCTTATTGATTAATTTAAACAAGATATTGCAGTTAACTTGTTGGAAATATTATCAAGATATAGTTGACGGAAAGATAATAGCTAATAAATGGGTTAAATTGTTAGCTATGAGAATGTTAAGAGATTTAGAAAGAAGTAAAGATAGTGATTTTCCATACTATTTTGATTATGGAAAAGCTATTGCCATTGAAGGTTTTATTGGAACTCTTAAATTTACAGAAGGGTTAAAAGTAAATCAAACTATGGAATTAGCACCTTTTCAAAATGCTATAGTGGTTTCTCAATTCTGTTGGAGATTTAAAAGTGAACCAGATAAGTTAAGATTTAAAGATACTATTGTTTTTATTAGTAGAAAGAATGGAAAGTCATACATTATTAGCTTATTATCTATTCTTGCTATAATGCTTGAAGCAAATGGAGAAGCCGTTGCTGGAGCTGGAAAGTATGAACAGGCTAAGATAATGGTTCGTCAAGCTATGAGAATGATTCAATCTAATCCTAGATTAGCAAAGAATTTTAAAATATTAACATCTGAAATAAGATTCCAGGGAAGTACCTTCAAACCTTTACCAAGTAATCCAGCTAAACTTGATGGTATATCTCCACATTTTGTATGTTTTGATGAAGCTATGATAATAGATTGTGCATTAAGAGATTCACTAATTTCGGGTGGAATGATGAGAAAGAATGTAAGCAACTTCTATATTTCAACAGAATACCAACAAGAATTTAAAACAGGTTGGTTTGATGAGTTGCTTGACTATGGAAAAAAGGTATTAGAAGGTGTTTTAGAAGATGATAGGTTATTGCCATTCATATACTGCTTAGATAATGCAGAAGAAGTGCATGACGAAAATATGTGGATTAAGGCAAATCCTATTCTATCAGATATTCCTAGTGATTTTCTTAGAGAGATGTATAATCAAGCTAAAGAAAGTCCAGCTTTAATGAAAAATTTACTAATTAAGAATTTTAATGTAAGTCAAATTACAAATAGTGATAATTCATATCTAAGTATGGATAAATGGAAGGCTTGTAGGAGTGAAGAGCCTATTGATTGGAAAGGTATTCATGTGAACGTAGGTGTCGACCTATCAAAAACTACCGACCTAACTGCTGTCAGCTTTACAGGAACAGATGAAGAAGGTAATGTATTAGTACACTCTCATGGTTTTCTACCAGAGGATTCTCTTTTAAGTGGAAATAGAAGAGAGAAAATTGACTATAGAAGATTAGAAAAAGAAGGTTGTTGTACCATAACAGAGGGAGCTATCGTTGATTATGATATTGTTAAAGAATATATTATAAATATTGAATCTAAGTTTGGATGTATTATAGATAGTATTCAGTTCGATATGTATAACGCTTTGATGATGGCTAATGAACTGGCTCAAGAAGGTTTTAATGTCGTTGAATGTAAGCAAAATATTTTAACATTGAGTTATCCAACAAAAACCTTTAGAGAGAAGGTTTATTTGGGACAAGTTAAATATGATAAGAATGAACTTCTTGATTGGTGTGTGTCATGTGCCATAACAGAAGAGGACAGAAATGGAAATGAGAAGATTAGTAAGAATAAATCTCAAAAGAATAATAAGAGAATTGACTTAATAGCAGCAACCATTTTCTCATATGCAGAAACTGTCAAGACAGAAATAAAGCCAAAATTTAATATAGATGCCTTTGGTATCATTGATTGTTAAGTAAGAGGGGTTTTAAATAACCTCTCTTTTATTATGCGAAAAATTAAAAGAAAGGAAATGATGTATATATGAGTATTTTAGATAATATTAAAAGTATGTTTAATGGAAATGCAAAAGATGAAGATGGTGTTGCAATTAACAGAGAGAATAATGATAGTATATTTACTAATTCCTTTACTGGATTTGGTAGACAGAATAGAGCTAAAAGTGAGAAATTAAGTGCTTTAAATGCTGGAATGGGTTTAATAGCTGACAGTATAGCTTCACTTCCAGTTTATAAATATAAAATAAATAAAGACGGTTCTAAAACAAAAGTTAAATCAAAGATTAACTATTTATTGAATAACAATTGCAATCAATTTACAACTAGCTACAATATGAAAAATATGATATTAAAAGATAGTATTTTCTATGGTAACGGTTATATCAAAATAGTTAGAGATGATAACTTTGAAATTAAAGAGCTTATACCATTACAACAAGAATCAGTTATGTTAATGACTAATGATTGTGGAAAATCATATTACTATCAAGTTACCTTAAATGGAAGAACAGAGAGATTAGAATATTATGAAGTTATAAATCTATGTTCTAATTCTGTTGATGGAGTTCTTGGTAGAGGTATTCTTGTAACTGGAGCAGAAACTTTAGGACTTGCAAGTTCACAACAATTATATAGTGGGGCAGTTTTTGAGAATGGTGTATTTAATAAAGGAATCTTATATGTGGATGCAAGTTCTAGCCAAGAACAGAGAGATAGTATAGCTCAAAAGTTAAAGGGTTTCTTTACAAAGGGTAATAGTGGTAGATTATTAGTTCTTCCTAATAATAGTGAATATAAACCAGTTTCTTTAAGTCCTACAGATTTAGATTTATTGAAGGAAAAGGAATTTACAATTCAAGAAATTGCAAGGTTATTAAAGATTAGACCAGAACTTCTAGGCGTAAATATTTCTAGTGGTAACTATAAGAACCTAGAAGAAGGAAATAGACAATTTCTTCAATTCACTCTTCTACCATATTTAAAGAACTTAGAAGCAGTTTTAAATCACTATCTATTAACTGAAACCGAAAAGGTTAGTGGAGAATATTGCTTCTGTTTTGATTTATCATCATTGATGGAAAGTGATATTAAAACTCAATCAGAAGTTTTATCTAAATATGTGAGTGCTGGTATATTAACTGTTAAAGAAGTTAGAAATAAACTTAATATGCCTTATATAGAGGGAACTGATAGTTTAACATATACAAGCTTCAACTCAATATTAAAAGATGGTGAGTTTATTAATATGCAATCTCTAAACAAGATTAAAGAAAATGGAGAAGTTGAGAAATCTATAACTAAAGAGGAAATAGATGTTGAAAAAGATGTTAATGATACAACTTTAGAATAATAAAATAACTATTTTATTTTAAAAATATATAATTAGGAAGGTTAAAAATATGGAAAGGTATATAATTAAAAGATTCTTTTTGCCATGCGTTCTATTTAATAAAGAAAAATTTTATCAATGTATAGAATTTGTGGACAAAGAAGAAGAAAGAAAAAGAATAGAATATTTAAAAGAAAGAGGATTACTTTAATTAGTAATCCTTTAATTATAAAAAAGAAAAAAGAAAGGATGATTTAAATATTATGCAAAATTTAGAAATTAGAGAGCAAGATGGCGTTTATAAGATTGGTGGATATATAAATGCTACAGAAAGAAATTCAAATATCTTAAAAGATAAAGAAGGAAGAAAGTTTATAGAAAAGGTCAAAGCTGGAGCGTTTAAAGAAGCTTTAGAAGATGCAGAAAAGGAAAATAGAGAAATTCCCTTAATGTATAGACACAAAAAACTTATAACTAAAAATGTAGAGCTTAGAGAAGATAATATAGGTTTAAGATTTGAAGCAGAAGTTGATGAAGATACCTATAACATGGTTAAAGATAATAACCTTCAATGTAGCTTTGGTTTTGTACCTTTAAAAGAAAATATTAAGAATATTACTTTAGGATTCTATGAGAGATTACTAGAAAAGATAAAGTTATTGGAAGTTACTATTACACCACTACCAGCATACAACGGAAGTTTAGTTGAGTGTAGAGAGGGAGAGGATGAAATGGAGCTAAGAGAGTTACTTGAACTAAGAGAAGAATTGGACAAGAAAATAGAAGAGCTTACTGATAAAGAATTAGAAGAAGAGAAGAAAGATGAAAAGGAAGATGAGGTTGAAAAACCTATAGAAAAAAAGGTTGCAGAGATTGATGTTCAAATTGCAGAAGAAGAGATAAATGAAAAAGAACATGAAATTGCACAAAAAAGATTAATTCTTGAAAAGGCTAAGATGCAACTTGAATTAATTAAACTTAAAGGCTAATAGGCTGTCCCAGCCCGTTGCTTCAAGATGAAGGAAATAAAAGATAATAATCCCTTGATTCTATTTGCTACAAATAATTGTCGTCCCGACATACTATTTCAAGGTGAAAACAGTATTTAATCACATTCAAAAATTAAAACCTGCGATTTAAATAATATGAGATGCTTGACCATTGGCATCTCACCTCCTTACATAAACACCTATTGATTTTATAGGTGTTTTTATTATGAAAAAAATATTAAAAAGAGAGGTAATTAATCTATGAATTTAAAAGCTTTATTAGAACAAAGAGCTGAATTAGTAGCTGAAATGGATTCTTTAGTAAATGTTGAGGTTAGAGAAGGTGAAGAAACACCAAACTTAGACATGGAAAAATTCAATGAATTAAAGGCAGAAGTTGAAAGATTAGATGCCGAAATTAAAGCTATAAAAGAGCTTGATGTTATTAAAAATGCAAAAACAGAAATTAAAGTTGAAGAGAAAGGAAATGATGAAAAAGTGGAAATCAGAGAAAGATTAATTAATGGAGAAGAAGTTGAAATAAGAAGTGGTGAAATGTCAACTACAACTGTAACTGGTGGAATTAATAAGGAAGTAGTTCCAGGTGTTATACAAAAGGTAACAGAAGTATCACCTTTATTTGCAAAATCACACAAAATAGATACTGCTTCAAATAGTGCTTTAACAGTTCAAGGTACTAAATTAGGTAAATTTGTAAAGATTTCAGAGTTAACAGAATACACAAAGAAACAAGCAACTTATGAAGAGAAAACAATTAAAGCAGACAAATATGGAATGGCAGTTGTAGTTTCAGAAGAACTGTTAGAAGATGCTTCATTCGATGTAGAAGCAGACTTAAAAGCTCAAATGGTTGAAGGTTGTTCATTAGCAGTTAACAAATTAATAGTTCAAAAATTAGAAGCAGCTAGTGAATCTGTAAAAGCAGAAGGTTCAACATTAGATGTTGATACTTTAACTGAAATGTATTTTAAATTAAAACAAGGTTATAGAAATGGTGCTATATGGATAATAAATCCAGAAATGGAGATGGCTATTGCTAAATTAACTGATAAAATAGGACAACCTATATTAATAAGAAGCTTTACAGATAGACCAGTAATAACAATATTTGGATGTGAGGTTGTAGTTGATTCTAACGTAACAAAGCCAATGTTTGTAAACTTAGATAAAGCTATAACAGTTGCTTTAAGAAGAAATATGTCAGTTAAGAGAGATGATTCAATTGGATTCCTAAGTGGAACAATAGCTTTTAGAGCTGATATTAGATTAGATGCAGTAACAACTGTAGAAGAAGCTATAGTTATAGGTAATTCAGTAGTTGTAACTTCATTATTAAGTGCAAAAGGTAAAAAATAGTTTTATCTAATTAATGAGAATGGTTTTAATAATCATTCTCTTTACATAAAAAACCTACAGTTCATTTATTTTTCATAAAAAATCTTCTCAATAGTGGGTATGGACACTTTAAACCCATGCCAATTTTCTCCTTTTTAATTATATGGTGTTTTGTAGGTTTCACCATAATTACATAACTTCTTAGAAAGGATGTGTTAATATGGGAGTTTTGGAAAATTTAACATTTGAAGAAATTAAGCATTATTTAAGAGTTGAGCCAGACTTTGTAGATGATGATGTAGAAATTTCAATGTATATGGTTTTAGCAAAAGACTACCTTATGAAAAGATGTGGCTTGACAGAAGAAGAGTTCTTACAATCAAGCACTTTAACAATACCTTACTTAATGTTAGTAGCAGAATTTTATAACAATAAAAATGTTACTATAACAACCAATAGCAAGATAAATCCAATATTAGACAGATTTATAACTATAAGTACAAAGGAGTTGTTATAGATGGTGAATGTTGGTGAACTTAGAGATAAGATAGAGATTTATTCCATTGAAAACGTAACTGACGAAAATACAGGAATAGACACAGAGAAAGAAGTTCTTAAATTTACATTAAGAGCTAAACATCAACCCATGAATGGAAAAGAGTTTTACCAAAACTCATCCGACAACATGGAGATATTCTCTAAATTCCTATGTAGAAAAAGAGATATTTCTGAAAAGGATATCGTTGTTTACAATGGTAAGAAATTTAATATTGAATTTATAGAGCCAATAGGAATGGACTTTATTAAACTTCATGCAACTTACAGAGAGGTATAATTATGGGTTTACAATTTGATTTTTCAGAACTTAAACAAAAATTATCTGAATTAGATAACAAGGTTCAAAATGAGATTAGTGAAAAAGCTTTAGTTGCTGGAGCAGAACCAATAGAGCAAAAGCAAAAACAATTAGCCCCAGTAAAAACTGGTGAACTTAAAAAGAATCTAGTTAAAGGTGAAGTCAAGAAAAGTAAAGGAATTAAAAAGATTAAAATTGGAGTTCAAAAAGGAGCTTCTGATGAAGTTAAAGCAAAATGTTTCTACAACAACTATGGCTTTAGGTCGAGAGGTGGTTTGTTCTTTATGGAAGAATCTATAGAGTCAACTAAAAGTGAAGCAGTTGAAGAAATGGCTAAGGTGATAAAGGAGGAATTAACATAATGCTTATAAATCCTTTAATAATTAAAATATTAAAACCTTTAGAAATACCAATTACTTTATTAAAGTATAATGGTAGTTCTACCAAGTATATAGTTTTTAGTACAACTAATCAAAAGGATTCTTCATTTTATGATGATGAAGCAAATTCTGAAATTATAAATGTTGGATTAAATTTCTATTATACAAATGCAGAAGATATGGCTTTAATAGAAGAGATTAAAACTATATTAAAAGAAAATAATTTTACAATTATATCTAGTAGAGATGTAGGGTGTATTGATGGAGTTTACAACTATGCCTTCTATTGTAGATATGAAAATAAATTTTAAAACCATTTAGAAGTTAATCTAGGTGGTTTTCTTACATAGAACATCATTCAAATTTTGAATGGTGTTTTTATTATGCAAAAAATAATTAATTACAGAAAGGAAATGATAAAAAATGGCAAGAAGTGGATTAGTCGGATTAAAAGACATTCATGTAGGAATTTACAAAGGAGATGGAACAGCTTACGAATCAGTAACTGCATTACCAGGTGCTTTAACTGCAAAAATAACAGTTAATGAAACAAGTGAATCTTTTTACGCTGATGATGCGTTAATAGAAGTTGTTAACGGACTTGAAGGAATAGAACTAGAATTTGAATTAGCTGGACTTTCAACTAAAGAGAAAGCATTATTATTAGGTCAAAAGATAACTAATGGAATATTAGAGGAAAGTATTACAGATATTGGAAGTAGACCATATATAGGAATGACATTTAGTGCAGAACTATCTAATGGTGCAGAGCGACTTATTTCAATACCTAAGATAAAATTCTCACCTAACGAAGATGAGTATAGTACAAAGCAAGATAAGATTGAAAAGACACCAGCTAAATTAAAAGGAACTGCCGTTCCATTAGATAGTGGTACTTATAAAATTACTGCTGACATTAAGGTAAACAAAGAAGAAAGTACTGCATGGAATGGTTCTAAAGTTGAAGAAGATGGTACTATAATTATTGCTAAAACAGCTAGAGAAGCTTTCTTAAATAAAATACCACAAACAACTGCTGAAGCTTCAACAGAATTAAAAAAAGGTGGAGAGTAACCAAAAGAAAAAAAGGTAGATAGTTTCTACCTTTCTTACATACTATCAGTTTGATAGAAATTTAAAGTAATAAAGGAGAAGATTAAGAGATGAAATTAGAGTTTGATATTTTTAAAGAAAAATTAAGAGAAGGTTGGAAATTTGGTGACATTATCTTTAAATTAGTTGAAGAGATGCCTAAATTTGCACCAAAAACAGTACAGAGAGAATGTAATTATTGGTCATGTAGAATAACCAATACTATTTATTTTACTGATTGTGAAGAAAATTTTGACTTTATTATAATGTTAAGAAGTTTTTATTATTTTAATGAAAGCAAGAGAAAGCTTCATAACGAAGGGAAGTTTGAAAAATATCTTAATGAATTAGTAGACGGATTTAAAATTGATAAAATGAATTTTTAAAGGAGAGATATAAATGATAAAAGTTTTAGAGTTAAATGGTAAACAATTCCCATTGAAGTTTAACATGGGAGTTTTGAGAAGGCTACAAAGAGATAAAGGATTAAATATGAAAGGTTTATTTGAAGCACTTTCAATCCAAGATTTAGATGTTATATATAAGCTTTTTGAAGAAATGTTAGTAGATAAGAAGCAATATGATGAGGACTTTTTAGACGAATTAAGCTTTGAAGATTTTAGTAATTTAATAACTGTTGTTACAGAGCTTATTACTGCTTCAATGCCTAAAGCTGATAAATCAAAAAAAACAACAAAGAGGAAGTAGACGAACAAGATTGGGATTTTGATTTTATGGAATATGTATGGTGTACCTTGCTAAATAGAGATAATTTTGAAGAAACTACACCATTAGAATGGTTTGGTCAATTTGATATTTACAAGAAGATAAACAACATAGACCAAGATAATAATAACAACGCTAATAATGTACGTTCCAATAGTACAAAATCTGATGGAACTACTTATATAGATTTCTTAATGTAATTTTAAAGGGGTGGAGGGATAAATAAATCTCTTTACCCCTTAATTTTTTTAAAAAGGAAGTGATATTTTTTATGGATTACACAAGAAGGCAGAAAAGTTTAAGCCCTATAGACATATATGGAGTTAAAACAGTTGATACTGGAGCAATATTTAAACAATATGACATAAATACTTCTATATTGGAAGTTAGGTCAATAGCAAATGGAGAACCAGTAATATTAACAGATGAAGAAGTTTATGTTACCGTTAAGAGTTCTGTTGAGATTACTGTAAATCAAATTAAATATAGTAAAAATTATAAATGTAAGTGCGAAATTATTGAAGAAAAATTAAATGTAAGAAGAAATATGGGTGATAATTTATTAGAAATAATTTTATCTGAAAAGGTGTTAAATAATGCTGGAGATATGATAGCAGAAATAGTTATAGCAGATATTGAGAAGGAACAGAGAATAACATCTCAAAGTTTTACTTTTAAAATTGAACCTTCTATAACACCCAATCCTAAAAATCTAAACTTTGAAAAAATTTTTGAAAAGGGAGATGATAAATAATGGCAGAAACAATTAGTGAATTATTGGTGTCCTTGGGATTGGATTCAACTCAATTCGACAAAGGTATCACCAACGCAAATAGAAGTATCAAGTCTTTAGATAAAGGTTTTAAGGAAGCTCAAAAAGCTATTAAATTAAATGAAAATAGTTTAGAATCATATTCAAATGCTTTAAAAGCTGGTGAAAATTTACTAGGAGCTTATAAGAATAAGTTAGAGATTTTAAATGGTTCATATGATAAATATAAAACTAAGCTTGAAGGGTTAGTTCAAAGACAAAAAGATTTACCAGATGAAATAAATAAATCAAAAGAAGCTTTGAAAGAATTATCAAGTACAGTTGGAAAAAGTTCAGAAGAATATAAAAAGGCAAAAGATGATTTAGACAAATTAAAAGCAGAATTTAAGGGAATGGATAATAGTATATCTAGTGCTATAAATTCTCTTAGAAATGTTGAAAATCAGATGAAAGAGGTTGGAAATAAATCCAAAAGTCTTGAAAATGATTTAGAGGGATTACAAAAGAAATTCAAAACACTAGATAGTGGTTTCTCTATGCAGAAGGTTATCAAACAGTTTGATGATGTTAAAAAGAAAGCTGGAGATTTAGCAGAATCAGTTGATAAAATTAAAGATAAGACAGAAAAGCTTAGTGTAGGGGCAACTGCTGGTATAGGAGCTATAGGTGCAACTGCTATTGAAAGTTCTAATAATACTATGAAGCTAAAAGGAGCTTTAGGATTAACAGAAGAAGAAGCTCAAAAACTTAAAGAAACTGCCAGAGATATAGCAAAAGATGGTTTTGATTTTTCAGAAGCTAATGATTCTCTTATAAAAATTAAACAAACTTTAGGTGATGCTTTAAATCCAGAGCAAGTTGAAGGTTTATCTAAAGCTTTACTATCAATGAATAAAGTTTTTGATGTAGATATGAATGATAGTATCAGAGCAATATCAATCATGATGAAGAACTTTGGTATTGGTAGTGAAGAAGCGACAGACATTTTAGTTGCTGGATTACAAAATGGTTTAGATGTATCTGGTGATTTCCTTGATACTTTTAGTGAGTATTCTGTTCAATTAAACACTTTAGGTTATAGTGCCGAAGATTCATTTAATCTTATGGCTAGTGGTATGGAGAACGGTGTATTTAACATGGATAAGTTAATTGATATGGTCAAAGAGGGCAGATTGAGATTAACTGAAATGAATGATGCAAGTAAACAAGCCATAGATTCTATAGGATTAAATGCTGAAACAGTTCAACAAAATATAAGTGCTGGTGGAGAAACTGCTAGAAAGCAAATGACAGAATTAGCTCAAAAGATACTAGAGATTAAAAACCCAACAGAACAAGCTAGAGTTGCTACAGCCTTATTCGGCACACAGTTTGAGGACTTAGGTATAAATGGAATTAAATCGTTGGCTGGGGTTGATGAAAGTTTAATCCAGACCAAAGGAAAAACAGAAGAGTTAACTAAAACTGTTGAAGAGAGTTTTGGTGCTAAGATGCGTGGAGCATTTGAACAGGTTAAAGAACCTCTTGCAGAACTAGGAGAGAAGGTTTTACTACCTATGATTCAAACAGTAGGTGAGTTAGCTGGTAAATTTGCCGAATGGTTTGGAAAGCTTGATGAAGGAACTCAAAAATTTATTCTATTTGGAGCTATAGGAGTTGCAGTTGTTACACCAATACTTGGAGCTTTTAGTGGTTTATTAAATACCTTCAAGCTTTTAGCTGGTGCTATAAGTTTCTTGGCTGGAAAGTTTGATGGTTTAGGAGGAAAAGTTGCAGGATTCAAAGGTAAACTTGCTGGACTAGCTAAATTTGCTTCTAATCCTTTATTACTTGCTGGGGCAGTTCTTGGAATGATGGCAGCTATAGGAGAGAGTGAAGGTACAATCTTAAAATTACAGGAGAAATTCGGTAATCTAGGATTAGTATTCGGTGGAATATGTGAGTTTATAAGTGGTGTATGGCAATTAACTATAGGAAATATTATAAATTTAGGTATGTTTGCAGTTGATGCAGTTGCAGCAATATTCACAGGAAAAACTATGGATGAAGCAATAGAAAGTTTTAACGCAAGATGTGAAACGACTACAAGAGAAGCAATGTCAAAAATAAAGCTAGAAACAACTAGAGGAATGTATGAGCTAAGACAATTAAGTGACGAACAGTTAACTCAAATGACAGATTCAATGAGGGTTACACTTGATAATATACCTTTAATTGTTGATGGAGAGTTTCAACAAGCAGCTCAAAATATGGCAAATTCTTTAACTACAATGAATCAAAATCAACTTCTAGCCCTAACAAATATGAACGATACTACTAGAAATCTATTTAGTGGTATAAGAGAGGGTATGAGTGTTGATGAAATAGTTCCTATCTTAACACATAACTTTGAGTTAATTAAATCAACAGGGAAATTAAATATTGATGAGTTAAAGCAAGGTGTTGAGAGTGGTATGGGTACTATCTCTAGTCAAATGGATTCTAAGAGTGCCGAAGGTGCTAATGCAGTTAGTGGCAATATGGAAAACGCTAAAAATAATGTTGTTTCAAAAGTTAATGAAATGGCTAACGAAGGTGCTAGTGGAATGGCTCAAGTAGCTGGCAACATGATAGATGAATCTGGAAAAATACCTCCACAAATTCAATCTAATATGGAGCAATCTACTTCTACTATACAAAACGCATTATCTAACATGGCAAAGAATATTGAAAAATCTTTCAATGACCTTTGTTATAATGCAGAGCATTACTTAGGTAGAATTATATCTAAGTCAAGAGAGTTATCAACTGCCTTTTCTACTGCGGCGAGTTCTATTTCTTCAAGTGCTTCAAGTATGAGAAATTCTGTTTCTAATGCAACTTCTGGAATTATTTCAGATTGGAATAGAGTTGTAAATACTTTGAGTAGGAAAGTTAGTGGTAGCGTAAGCATCCAAAAAACTATAACTACTACAGAAGTTACTAAACCAGCTACTTTCGGATTAAATACAGATGCACAATTATTAAATGATGCTATAATGCCTATAGTAGATTTTAGTGATTTAAGAACTGGTGGAAGTTCATACAATATAACTGCTGGAGTTGCAAATGCACTTTCAATCAACAAAGATAGAAATGATGATTCATTCAAATCTGAATTTAAAGATATGAAGAGATTATTAACTAAGTTAATTGAAGTTGCAGAAGAAGGCAAATATATAAATGTTGAAAACGAACTAAAAGTTGACGGAAGAGTTATGGCTAAAGGTATTGCTAAATATGTCAATGATGAAATTAAAATCATGGATAAAAGACAACAAAGATTAGGTGGAGTATTTTAATCTCCACCTTTTTATATATAGAAAGGAGAAGCTTAAATATGCAAAAATTAGAAATAAATTATGATGGATATAATTTAAGTGATTATTGTAAAATCCTTAAAATATCAGATGAAATTTTACCCAATAGAATCAATAAAAGCAAGGAAATTCCCTCATCTAATGGTTCTTATTATTTAGGATATAAATATGGTGAAAGAATTATAAAGGTTGATATATTAATCAATGAAAGTAATAGTGAAGTTTCTAAGGAAAAGATAGATGAACTTTCAAAGATACTTAATGTTGAAAAACCTAAGAAATTATATAAAAATACAAAAGAAAGATATGTGTATGCAGTTTTAAATGGAAATACAGACATTAATAAATTTTGGAGTGCTAAAACAATAACTTTAGAGTTTGTATGCTATGATTCAACTATTTATAGTGATAAGTGGAGTTGTTTTACGCCTAATGAAAGAGGGATTATAACTCTTCAAAATAATAGTAACTACAAAACTTATCAAAATATAGGTGTAACTTTTAAAAATAAAGCTTGTTTCTTTCAAGCTACAAACAAAAGGGGTGAAACGGTATTAGTAGGAGTTCCAAAACAAGTGGGACAAGCGACTAACTCCGAATCTGATATCATCTTAAATGATAATTGTCAAAGCAAATCAACCTTCACTTCAATTTCAGATAGTTTATTCCCTTCTCAATATGATACTAACGGAACATATGAAGTAGGGTTAAATGGAAATGGTATTATATGTAATAACTATGGTAATGGAGAAGATTGGCACGGTTGTGCATTTAGAAGAAATCTAGGAACTGATGTAGATGAGTTTGAAGTTGAAATTGATGTAGTTATGAGTTCTCAAGGAGAAAACTATCAAGTACCACCTCCACAACCCCTACCACCTCAAGCACCACCAAACACATCTAATACTTGCTTAGGAACTTATAAAGTTGTAAATTGTGGTGGCTTATGGATAAACAGAACACCTTCAACTGCAGAGCCAATATATGCTATGGCACCAGGGGATATAATTTATCCAGAGGAAGTTCAAGGAATATGGATGAAACACACCTTTACCAATAGACTAGGACAAACTTATACTGGTTGGTCAAGCTCTAAGTATTTACAAAAAATATCAGACAACGGAAGAGCTAGAGATGGACACTTTGAAGATGATTACGCAGAAAGACAATTAGGTAACATGATGATAAGAGGTTACAACAGAAGTGGTACAGTTCTATTCGAGAATTGGATTTATGATGCTTCTATGTACTTTGAATGTAATGAGCCTAGTGTATGGATAGGAACTAAAAAAGTATTATCAGAAGAAGCAACTGGAGTTAGACAACCAGATGGAGGGGCTAGTGGTGCTATAGGTAGATTTAATGACTTTAACGGAAAGTTTATTATAAAAAGAGAAAAGAATGAAGCTGGAAGATATCTATGGAGTGCTACAGTTAATAAGATTGAAGGTGGAAAAATAGTAGCTTCTATAGGAACAGATAACGTACTATGTGATTCAAACTTTCCAACTGGCCAGTTAAATTATATAGGTGTATTTATAGGTCAATGGAAAGATTATAAACCAATGTCAGTTATGGCAGTTACTAATATTAAGGTTAGAAAACTTAACTTTAAGACAGATGAAGAAATTATTGGAAATGTAACCTTATTTAACCCTGGAGATGATTTACAAATAGATTTCTCAAGTGGTGAGGTTACTATTAATGGTGTCAACTATATAGAAAGAGTTGATATAGGAAGTAACTTCTTTGAAACACCACCAGGAGAATCTCAAGTAATAGTAAGGTCAGATGACGAAGATATGATAGTTTCCTCTTCAATCCAAGAGAGATATATATAGGATAGACAATTGTCTATCCTTTATTCTTCTCCATGATATTTATATTCTTCTTTTATGTCATAATAAGAAACCTTTTTAGAATCTTTTATATATTCGCATTTTTGAACATATCCAACTTTAATTAAATCACTTAATAATTTATCTATTTTTTTATCAGAAAAATTAGTTAATTCCATTAATCTCCTTTTTTGATTTTCTTTTATATCTTCATTTCCATCTAAATAAGCAAGGTTTAAATATACAAATTTTGCATCAGTATTTATATTACCATTCCTTATAATATCATGCCTTACATATGTATAACCATTCATATTAAATCACCTCAATAATTATTTTAACATAGTAGCTTTTTAATTTTAAAAATAAAAGTTAAATTTTATAGTAATAAAAGGAAGTGACTTAATTAAATCACCTTTATATTAGATAATGAATAATGTTAATCATAGTATTTGTTGAAAAAATAGAAATATGCTTCAAAAGTGTGTTTTAAAGAAATTTGCATTTCTTCTTCATCTTCAAAAAAACCATATTCTGAAGGATGTATATTATCATTTCTATCTACTCTAATTGTTTCAGCTTTATCTTTATCAAAGCCAGAATCAATTAAAATAGATTTAGTTTTAGAAGGAGTTAAGTAATCTATATTTTTTACTTGTTTTATAAGTAATTCAAGAGCAGTATAAGCACAGTTAAATGATATTTCAAGTCGTTCTTCGGATAGATACTCAATGCAATCTAATAACTTCCCAAAAGAATTACTATATTTATTAAAATAATAATTGTCAGATTTAATAACACGTAGATTTAAAACAACATAAAAAGACCAATCTAAATCAATTACATTTATATTATGATAATCTCCATTATATGTTCCTGTAAATTTAAAATTTGTAGTTAAATACTTGACGGTATTTTTAATTTCTATATCTGGTTCATTAATTAAAGAACCGTTAATATTTTTTTCTAAATCTATATCATTATCATTATAATAATATGATGACATTTTAATAGAACCATCAAACTTTCCAAGTGTGTCTATTCCATAATTTTCTATGTAGCCACCCCAAATATAAGCGTAATTATTTAATAGAGAATTATCAATAGAATATATAGAATATTCTATTGTATTATCAGGTCTGGTATAGGTATGTAGATTTAATATAATTATTTCGTCAGTATCAATTATATCTAATTCTTGTAAATTTCTTTGTATATAGCTAAAAAAGTCCAATTTATAACACTCCTAACTTAATAATTAGTATAATAATATAATAACTTAAATGGAAATAAATATAAATAAAAATAAATAAAATATTATTTTTTTTATTATAACATATGGAAATTATTTGTTAATAATGAATTTAATATCATTTAGTGTTAATTTAAACTTAAAATAATTTTATTATATTTTATTTAAAGTTGTAGTATATTGGCTATGTTTTACTTTAATAAAAATACTATTATGTTTTTTGTTATGTCTATATTATTTGATATAAGATACTTTATTAGAATTATTAAGTTTGAACCCATAAATGATTTTTGTCAATAATTTATTATAGGATAAAAAGTAATTATAATAGTAATTAAGAGAATTTTAGGAGGTAATTTTTATGATATATGCTTTAAATGATAAAAATGAAAAAATAGATATTGAAGATAGTATAAGAGGAGAAAAATATATTTGTCCTTGTTGCAATGGTGAAGTTATTCAAAAGAAAGGTAATGTTAATATGTGGCACTATGCACATAAAAACTTAGGACTTTGTGACGAATGGTATTCAGAGAATGAGTGGACAAAAGAATTTAGTGAAAAGTTCCCACAAGAATTTAGAGAAGTCATTGTTACTGGAAAAGATAATAGAAGAAGAATTGCACATATAAAAGTTGAAAATTTAATAATTCAATTACAAAGTAAATCTATGACATCAGCAGAATTTCAAGAAAAAGTTGATTTTTTTAGTGAAAATAGTGCTTTAGTTTGGTTAGTTGATTTAAGAGGAAAAGATATTAGTAAATTTATACCTAAGAAAAAGAGAAAAACAGAAATGTTTAAATGGAAACACGCTTGGAAATTTAATGATATGAAAAAGTTTGATAATCAACAATTTGATTTGTTTTTTCAATTAGATGAAGATGTTTTTATAAAAGTTGTATGGAATAAAGAAGGTTTTAAAATTTTTGGTGGTTATAGATATAATAGTGATAGTTTTATGAATTTTCTAAGAAAAAAATACAGAAATACTAGATAGTGACTCAATAGTCACTATTTTTTAATAGCAGAAAAATTAATTTAATAATACTGATTTATGGCTTCTTTTTATTTTACAATTTACCAACGTTTTACCATTAATTCTCACAGTTAGAATTTTATAATATAATTATGTGGATAATTTATTCATATATTATTTATCAATGTATAATTGTTAATAAATTGTTAATTTTTAATTTGGTGGTCAAAAAAGTGTTATTAGTATGGGTAGTTCTTTATATTATATAATATAGAGGTCATTTAATGACTAGAAAGGAAGTGTTTAATATAAAAGTTAATAAAGAGTATATTTTAGAGGAAGCATTTAATTATTATAGGATAGAGCATAAATTAGAGGTTTATAATAGTTTGGCAGAAGATTTAGGGGTTTCTCAAAGAACCATAACAAGATTCTTAAATACAAAAACAATAAGTAAAGAGATGTTATTAGGTATTCAAAGCTTATTAAAGTTAGATGTAACAAAAATATTTATAGATAGTTAGTTTAAAAGAAGTCTATTATTGGCTTCTTTTATTTTTTTCATAGCATAAATTCTAGCAGATAAAATTATATAATAATAAATATAGGAGGTGTAATTCAATTAGTAATATGATTCTCTCCTATCATATTACATAGGTAACTAAGAGTTACAAATTTAAATTAAAAGGAGAAATGTGTATGATAAAAGGTCAATGGACTAAAGAGGTAAAAAGAATTGAAAAGGTTGTTCCTAGAGAAATTGTGACATCGGATGGTGAAATAGTAACCATAGATAATAGGTTTTATAACAATATGGTTGCTGATATAACCAATAAAGTTGATTCTTTAAAGGAAAGAAGAAAAGTAAAAAACGAATATGCTATGCTTAGAAAGTCAAATAATTTAATAAATGAAGTAGGAGGAAATTTTTATCATATGATGTACGATAGAATTTTAAATGCAGATTTACAAGAGAATTATGCTATAAGGTTTTTACTATTATGTACTTATTTAGATTATGAAAATAATCTAGTTGTTGGTAAAACTTCCGATAGAAGAAAGATTAAAGAAAATGAGTTAAAAGATATATTAAAACTATCAGAACGAGAAACAATAAGAACAAAAAAATATCTATTAGAACAAAATTTAATAACTATTGATGATGGCATAATTTCAGTTAATAAGGATTTTGCTATAAAAGGAAAGGTTAAAGTAAAAGATGAACCATATAGTAGAGTTTTTGAAGAGGGATTTAAAGATTTATACTATGGTGTAAAACCAGTTCAACATAAAAATCTTTATTTCTTTATTAAGTGCTTACCTTATTTAAATAATAAATATAATATATTGTGTGAAAATCCATTAGAAAAAGATAAAGATTTAATAAAGCCTTTAAGCTTTGGTGAGTTGGGCAAGATATTTGGAATGGATAGAAAACAAGCATCTAACTTAAAAAACACTTTATTTAAACTTAAAGTTAATGATAAAAAGGTAATCGCAGAATTAGTAAATTTAAGCGAAAGAAGAATAGTTGTTAATCCAGCTATATTCTATAAGTCAAATAGTGAATGTATTTCAGATGTTGCTAGATTATTTGAAACACTATAAGATGGAAATTTACCATCTTATATGTCCCAATCTTGGTCACTTAAAAAAATCTATTGTCCCAATCTTGGTCACTTAAAAAATCTAACAAAACCAGTAATAGTCTAGTTTTCTAAGTAAAACTCTCTATTAGTATGAAACACACCAACCTAAAATAATTACACCTTTTTCAATGCGTATATATTATCGAAATGAAAGGGTGTATTTTTTTATAAATATTTTTAAGATATTCCTATATCTTAATTTGGGGGCGTAGCCACAAAATGGGGTGGTGAGGAACGAACTACCCCATATCTATCCTCTTCATTTAATATGTATATGGCAAGGCTAACGCCTTACCATGTTTGCTTACGCAAACAAGTGAGAATCTATTTTAATATATTTATTAATCAATCTGTTTATCACTAAACGGGCTTCCAGCCCTATTATTTCATTGGTGAGTTAATATGTCAAAACCTTTTTCTTGTTTTATTAAGTATGAAAATTTAAAAGTAGTAGAGCTTCATGTTCTACTATTACATACTACCTAAACTTCTAATTTATATAAATTCCTATAATTCTATATGGGTGGACTTATAGACCTCCAAGTTTACCCATAGCCTTACATAATTTAAGGAGGTATTTTTATGGAAAAAATAGATGAAGGATTTTCAGTTAATCACAATACAATAGAACTCTATGAAAAATCTGTAACTTTATTTTACTCTCTAAAAACTGGTGATATAAAGTTGTATGCTGGTGGAATTCAAGATATGGATTATTTTGGAAAAGATAAGGATGATTATAATTATGGATATATAGTTGTAGAAAAGGATGATTTCCTATTAAATAACTTGGGTAATTTTAAGGTTGCAAATGGAGAACTTCAATTAAAAGAAGATTCATTTATATCTAAATATATGAGATAGATTACTATCTCTTTTTTACATATATAAATTTAATTAAAGGAGAATGGATTATGTTTGATGATATATTAGAACAAGTTAATGATAGTGTTAAGTTTAAGTTGCTTTTATTAGAAAGTATGATAAATGGAATTAGAGCAAAAGAAGATTCTATGAGTGAAGAAATGAAAGAAGGATATAAAGAAATTATAATAGAGCTTTCAGTTGATATAATGAATATGATTTTAAGAGGTAACTTCTAGTTCCTCAATACATAAACCGTTAGTATTTATTACTTAACGCTAGTGGATAAAAGTTAATCCTTTTTTAATTTTATTTAAAAAGGAGATTGAAGAATAAATGAACAGAAAATTTTTAGACAGAAAAATAAGTACATTCGAAGCTATGTACTTCTTTATTGTTGCAATGATAGTTATAGATGCTATAAAAGTAACGCTATAATTAAATTATTAGAGATAGTAAATCTATCTCTTTTTTACATATATTTAAGTATATGTGTAACATAACAACATTTAATATTCTCTTTTTTATTTGAGTGGGTTTTTGTATTTTTCCCACTCTCATTTTTACATAAGTCATTAACTATTGTAGTTAGATTTATATAATATAACTATAAGGTGATGAACCTTTTATAAAAAAATAGAAATAGATAGGGTAGTAACATAACGATATGAAAAACTTCTAAAATATAAATACAAAGGAGTATATGTTATGTTACAAAATTTAAAAACTGTAAAAGTACAAACTATTAATTCAAGAGAAGTTGCAGAGATGCTGGGGGTTAGACATGATAGCCTTTTAAGAAAAATTGATTCTATAATATCAGTTCTTACTGAACAACATTTTGTGGTGAGTGACTTTTTTATACTTTCATCTTACTTTGATTCAACTGGAAGAGAATTGAAGTGTTATGAAGTTACGAGAAAGGGTTGTGAAATGTTAGCTCATAAAAGTACTGGTGATAAAGGTATTCTATTTACTGCAAAGTATATAGAAAGATTCCATGAGATGGAAAATCAAATAAGAGATTCTTATATGATAGCAGACCCAGTTAAAAGAGCTTTAGCATGGGCAGAAGAAGAGAAACAAAGGTTGTTACTTGAAGCAGAAAACAGAGAAAAGCAACTTCTAATTGAAGAGTACAAGCCCAAAGTAGAAGTTTACGACACTATATTAGACACTAAAAGTAACTTATCTATTGGAGAATATTCAAAATCTATTGGATTAGGTTCAAGAAGGTTGTATAGTATTTTGAGAGATAGAGGTATATTTCTATCTAGTAAGAGCCGTTGGAATGAACCAGCCCAAAGATATATAGATGGTGGAATATTTAAGATACAATTTTATCCTCATAATGGAATAATGGTAAGAAAAGTAATAGTTACTGAAAAGGGAGTTTTGTGGCTTACAGAAAAATTAAAGAAAAATGGTTATATATAGAGTAGATTAGTTTCTACTCTTTTTTGTTTTAGGAGGTAAATAATAATATGAAAAACGTTGAAAACATTGATAACAGTAAGTTGTTTGAAGTAGATGATAGTTTATCATTTCCAAAGGGTTACAATATAGTTCTTGGAATACCTCAAAAGAGCGTAAATCTAAAAGATGAATTGAGGAAAAGTAGGTTATTAGGTCAAATATCAAGAATGGATGATTTGCTGGAATTATCAAAGATAGAAAATAATTAGAGATTTTAACTCTAATTATTTACATATTTTTAACAAAACAAATTGAAAAATTTTAACAGGACAATTAATTATTGACAGGAAAAATTTATAATATAAATATAAGGAAAAAGTGTTATTAAAAGTACACTTTCTTTATATTATATAATATAAGGATTCCAAACTTAGGAAATGGAGATGTGATGAATATGGTATTAAGAGATGAAAGAGGAAGATTTGTTAAAGGGTGCGAAAGTATTAGGAAGGGAATAAATCAACCAGAGGAAACAAAAAGAAAGATAAGTAATTCGTTAAAAGGTAGATTTGTTGGAGAAAATCATCCTAAATATGGGAAAGAAGTAAGTGAAGAAACAAGATTAAAACAAAGAAATTCTAATAGATTTCTTCATAATCCAGAGTTACAAGCTGGAAGTTTAAATCATGCAGCTAAAGCAATAACAATTATTTTATTTGAAAATGGAGAAAATACTAAATATGAATTTGGTTCAACCACTGAAGGTAAAAAGTGGTTGGCAGACTACTTAGGATTAAATAATTATCGAACTATTGAAAATTGGATTTATGGGAATTATGTTCCCAAAAAATACCAAAACATTTTGGTTGATATTACGGTGGCTAACTAAAGGCTACCACTTACATAGCTTTATAGCTAAATATTTTAAACAAGAAAGAGGTAATTTTTATGAAAAAGAAAATGAGAGTAATATTAAAAGAGGTAAACAGAGAGGGAGCTATTCAAGAAATTTCAATATTTGAATCTCCAGTTTTAAATCTACTTTTTGCAGTAGAAGGAAAAGAGTTATTTGATTGTGATGTTGTTGATTATTTAATAAAAGCACCTATTAGTCCAAGTAATACAAAAAAGGTGATTACAGTAAACGGAGAACAATTTATATTTTGGATTAGTACAAGCTCACAAATGAAAAATTCAGAAGGATGGTATATAAGAGCAGATAAAGCTCATTTAGTAAAAAGGGTTGAAGATTTATTAAGTACTGGCAAATTAGAAACTTTAAAAGGAGAAGAAGTTTCTATAAATAAAGATATTATAGCAAGATTAAGTTTAGCATTTAGTGGTTCATATAGAACTAACATAAAACCTAATATTATAATTTTACCAGATGTTGAATATTCAGTATTTAAAGATGTTACAGTTTTTGAAAAAAATGAATTAGTGAATAAAGATAATTTTGAAATAAAGGTAACTGCATTTGATGGTTGTGGCATAGCTGGAAATGAGATATTTAAAAGAATAGCTAGAGAACTAAAAATTGACTATATACCTTCATGGGTAACTGTTAGAAGTCCTAAAATGGCAGTTAAAGGCTTATTAACTAATGTGAATATAATTGAATATTTTAATGATTTCTATACTGGAGATACAGAATATTTCAAAAGAGAGAATGGTTGTTTCTATATTAAAGATAAATTTGGACAATTCCAAAAAGTTGATGATAATACAATAATAATCAATGAATCAATGGCTAAATGGGCTAAATTCTATAATTCTATGGATGAATATAACCAACTTGTAAGTGAACAATATAAAGATTTATTAGAGTGCTTATATATAACTAAGATAGGAAAAGTAGGGGCTAAACCTTTAACTAAGACAAGCTATCAAAGTTTATGTGCAACTTCTTTAACAAAAGCTAGTCTTTTAAGAATGACAAAATCAGAGATGGAGTTTTATAACAAAGTTTTAGAGTTTAACAAGGTTGCAGTATTAGAGTTACTAGGGTTGGAAGCTAAGGTTAGTGGAGAAAATGAAGAAGATGATGAAATTAAGTTAACAACAAATAAGATATCATCTCTATTAACTATTGATTTTGACAATTTTATTTCTCTACCTTGGATTAAGAAGGAAATTATAAAAATGGTTAATAGAAAAATTACAGAGTTATCAACTGGAAAATTCTTAATAGCTGGTAATTTCAAAGTAATGGTTTCAGACCCTATAAGCTTTATGAACTACTGTATGACTAGAGAATTAAAAGTTAACTTAAAAGAGAAAGAATTTTATGTTAAGGGTGAAGATGGAAAAGAAGTAGCAACAGTTAGATATCCAGTTGCATCTCCATTTGAGTTAACTACAGAAAAATTTGTAGCTAATAAATTGTTAGATAAATACTGTAACTTTACTAATGAAATGATTGTATTTAATATTGCTGGATGTGATGCTTTAATAAAAAGTGGTGCAGATTTTGATGGCGATATAGTACAAGTTATATATAATCAAGACTTTATTAACAATATCATTGAAACGGATAGAATTTTCTATAACATCCTTAGTGAAGAAGCTAAAACTATTAAACTACCATATAATAGCAGCAATAGATTTAATGAAAATATCAAATATTGTGGGAACTTAATTGGTTCTATAGCTATATTAGGAGCTTCAATAATGGATAAAGCATTAGAAGAAAAGTGGATAGAGAATGGTGAAGTTGTTAGCTACCTTGATATTTATAATAGATTTGAAAGAGATTCAGAAAAAACTAGAGAATACCTTTCAAATTTAAAAAAGATAGAGCAAGTATTTTCAGAAGAGCAACAAAGAGAATATTTCAAATCTCAATTTGAAGCTAATATGATAAACATTAATAAAGTGGTTGAGTTATCAATGGTTTCAATAGATACACCTAAAACTGGTATTAAGGCAGATACAGAAGTTTTAAGAAGCTTAAAATCTCAATTTAGAAAACCTAAGTTTATGTCATTTTTACCAGATAAAGATGTTGATTTTAGAAGTTGTTCTTATCATACTTCTTCTCTTAGTGCATTTAATAATTATGTTTATGAAAGTCTTATAAAGAAATTTAAAGAAAAATATGGTGAAAACATGAGAGTTGCTATAACTTCAAACAGTTTATTAGAATTTATGAGTAATATAAGCTTTGTAGAAACTAATAATGAAAATGTTGATAAAATAGAAGATGTTTTAATGGAAGCTATATCAAGTTATAATGATAAAATGAAAGAAGTTAATAGGGTGTCAGTTTTCTTAAACGATAAAGGAGAAAGGGTATATGAAGAACTTTCTAAGGAAGAAAAAAGAAAGATAAAAGAGCCAGTTAACTTAATTTGTCAAAAGATTATGGTTGACTTAAAGAATGAATATCCAAAAGAAGATATTTCTATGGCAATATATAAACTTCTAAGAAAGGGTTCATCAGTAGACTTTGTTTTCAACTTCTGCTTTGACTTAGTAATTTATTGTTTACAATTAAAAGATAAAACAATAACTCAATTAGTTGCTAATCCTAATGGACAATATCAAGGCTTATTTAATAGATATGACTTAAAAACATTTACTAAAGAAGGTATGGAAGAAAAGTTAGTAAAGAAACAAAAATTTGAAGCTAAAAGATTATTAGAAAAATTAGCTATAAGAATAAGCTTAGTAAATCCAGAAGAGGTTGAAAGTTTAGAGAACATAACTATAAATGGTATTGAAGTTTCTTCTAATGGAACAGTTATAGGAAAGGTATTCGTTGATAGTTTAGCTAAAGTTGGAGCTGGTTTAGATACTATTCAAGGAGAAAGAAATGTTCTAGTATTTGAAAAGAATAAGAAAAGTGCAAAGATAGTAATAGAGTAGGTTAATAGCCTACTCTTTCTTTTTTACATAAATATTTAAAATAAAATATTCTTTTTATTTAATAGTAAATGAATATTATTTAAATAATTAAAATAAATGGTAAATTTGTTATCTCAAATATTTCTTTTTTTATGAATTGATGTAAAATGGCTATTACAAAGAGTTCTTAAATATTTATGAGGTGATTTTTGTGAAAATGAAAAGCGTTTTATATGCAAGAGTTAGTACAGAAGATTTAGAACAAAACAATAGTTATATTCAGCAACAATTATATCAAGATGATAGGTTTGAGATAGTAAAAATCTTTAGTGATAAAGCTAGTGGTTCATCTGTAGATGGTCGTGAGAGCTTCTTAGAAATGTTGAAGTATGTTGGAATATCTAAGGAAGGAAACAACTATTTTGTTGAACATAGAACAGAAATAGAATGTATTATAGTTGCAAATGTAAGTAGATTTTCAAGAAGTGTGGTTGATGCAAGACTTATTATAGATGCACTACACAAAAATAATGTCAAAGTTTTCTTTGTGGATTTAAATAAGTTTTCAGATGATGCAGATATATTCTTGCAATTAAATATGTATCTTATGATAGAAGAACAGTATCTAAGAGATGTCAGTAAGAAGGTAAAAGCTGGTATGCAAAGAAAACAATCTACTGGATATATATTAGGTTCAAATAAGATATGGGGATATAACTATGTAACCAAAGATGATGGTAAAGGTTATCTAGTACCCCATGAAACAGAGAGTTTAATGGTTAAAAATATATTTAAAGAATACATTACTGGAGCTGGTACTAGAACATTAGCTAAAAAATATAAACTTTCCTCTTCAACTATTTTAGGAATTTTAAAGAATACAAAATATTGTGGTTATATGGGTTATAATTTAAAATCAGATAATCCAACATATGTTAAAAGTCCATTTATAGAACCTTTGATATCAACAGAAGCCTTTGAGGAAGTTCAGAGAATAATTAAAGGTAGATGTAATTCGGAGAGTGGCAGAGGGAGAAGAATTAAAGTGAGAAACTTAACTGGAAAGATAAAATGTGAATGTGGAGCGAATTATCACTATAAACAAAGAGAAACGGAATGGTGTTGTGGAAGAGAAGGTGTGGAAGGCAGAACTAAGGGATGTGGTTCACCTCAATTCAATACTAAACTTATAATTCCGTACCTAGAGAAAAATATAGATAATATAGAAAAGAATTTAGAATTTAACTTAAATAGAGAGATAAAAGATATTAACGTTGGTAGTTTTGATAGATTAAATCAAAGAAAAGAAGAATTGATTCGACAACAGGACAAGTTGCTTGATTTATATTTAGATGAAGATAAATTAAAAAATATTTCTAAAGAGATGCTAGAGAGAAGGTCAAAATTAATAAAAGAAGAGATTGAAGAAGTAGAAGAGAAACTTGTTATCCTTAATGATATGAGTAGTCATTTAAATAATTTAAGAAGAATAAAAGTTGAATATAAAAATGAAATTAAAAATATAAGAAGATTGATTGAAGAAAAGAATCTTGATGAAATTGAAAAACTCATAAGTAAAATTCAACTTGAAACTATAGTTAATATCATCAATTTTAGAAAAGAATTAAGAATAAAAGAAATACAATTCACGTGTTTCAACGAATTATATAATACAAATTTTATATTTGCACCAGAACCTAAAAAAGTATGGGATAAGTAATAAATTTATAGTGAGGGTTTGTCATAGACAAGACCTGGAGTTCACGCTTCACATGGTATGGAGAGAACTCACTATGATGCTTTAGAAAACACCATAAAACTAATATATTTATATTTAACAAGATAAAATAAGAAAAATAATTAACAAATTTGAGTCATCTAAAAGTGAAAAATACTTTTAGGTGACTTTTTTTAGATTATTATCTAACTATTTATATATTTCACTTAAAAATATAAGATATGAACTACATAATTAATAATTTTTTTACTTGAATTAAGGGTTAGCTAATATTAAAATTAATAAAACTAAAATAGTTAATTTGAATTTAACTTTGAATTTTCCTTAGATAATATTAGGATTAAATGAAACTACATTATAAGGTGATTAATAAATAGAACTTTTGTAAATAATATACTTAAGATAAAGTTGATTGGAGTGTAGATAATGAAAGAGTTTTTAATAGTAAGTATTTTAGTTTCTACTTTATTCTTAAGTGAAGGATTAATTTATGGAATTACTTTTTTAGAAAAAGAAGTTGATTTAAATAATGCTAAAAATATTTCATTAGACAAAGAATCCTATAAAGACTTGTATTATACTGGGGAAAAAGCCCCTTTAACTAATGAAGAAAAAAAGATAATAGAGAATTATGCTTTAAAATATAGGGAAAGGGCTACTTTCTTAGATTTAGGCGCTAATATAGATGGATTTAAAGAAATAGGAAAGGAAAGATATTACCAAATAACCTTATATTCTAAAAGTGTAAAAGGTAATGATTTAACAGGAATAGTAGATAGAGTTCTTATAAATAAAAAGGGAAATGTTTTAAAGGGTGAAAATGGGGAACCTTTAAGTGGAATAGAGGGTCTCATAACAAATTTGAATATAAGCAACAATGAAATTATGGAGTTAGAGAATATTGCAAGAAATTATGAAGCAAAATTAAATAATAAAGATTTAGATGTAGACATATGGGGAGAAAAAGAAATTAATAATGAGATTTATTATGGAGTTAATATATACTCTAATACTTTGAAAAAAGAAGGAATCTTTGAACCTTTAGAAAAATTATATATAAATAAATCTGGAGAAGTTATTAGAAATACAGAGACTTAGATTAGGAGGGTATAAATGGAATATGGAGATATTAAATTTTTAGTTAGGAAAAGTTTAAATACAGAAGAGGGACTAAATATAAGGCTTAAGATTAAAGATGTTAATTTAAGAGAAATTCAGCTTTATAGGGGTAAAACAAAAATAAACAATATAAAGTGTAAAGAGGAGTTTTATTGCGATTCAAACTTTATATATATTAATAATAAAAGCAGGGATTTGATTTTAGAATATGAGGTTTTAATAGGTAACTTAGGAAAGCATGGAAAAGGTGGAGAAATAGGAGAGGATTTAATAAGTTTTATGGGTGAACAAATACTTATATTACCGGTTGAAATGCTTACAATGAATGATGACCTAAAATTAAATTGCATCCTAGAAATAGATTTTACCAACCTTATAGAAGATATAAAGAGTGAAGTCTATAGTGAAAAGGATTATAAAAGTATAATACCTTTTAAGGAAGGTGATTTTAAGTCAAAGTGTGTAGGGGGTACTTGGAGCGACCTATATGAAATAATGAAGTCTTCATATACCTTTGGCTTTTTTGAAGAAGTTGTTTTAAAGAAAGAATATGGAGAAGTACATTTATATAGTAGTATTGAAAATACATTTTTAAATGACAGTAGTAAGGAAGAGCTTGTAAGAAATATAAAGTCTATTTGTGATTATTATTATGATTTATTTAAAATAGATTCTCTAAATAAGAAAGATTTGAATATAGTTTTACTTAGAAAGAGCAAAAAGGAGAACTCTTATATATTAGGCGGAAGTGGAAAAAATGTTATAAGTGCTACTTTTGATATGAATAAAAAGAGAGATTGGCAATTATTATCCCATAGAATTTTTCATGCTTTTATGGATGATCTTTTAAAATCAAGAGTTTATCATCTTCCTCCAAATCTTTGGTTAACAGAGGGTTTAGCTACTTATTATGAAAACTTAGCTTTAGAATCCTTAGAAGAGGGATTGAAAGAAAGACTAGATATAAAGTTTAAAAAGGAAATGGCAAATTTATATACTAGATATTTATACATGACTTTAAAAGAGCCAAGCAGATTTAGAATAATTCCTATGGAAGAGGGAAGCATAAGAAGTCATGGTAAAATAGAGTTTTTACATTATACAAAGGCTCCCTTATTAGTATATTTTATAGAAACTTTAAATAATTCATGTGGTAATAAACATGAAATAATAGAATATTTAATTAATAACAAAGAGAAGAGTTTTTCTATGCAAAATCTTTTTTATAATTTGTTAGGTTTTAGGTGTGATAGCTTTGCATCTAAATATTTATTTGAAAATAGTATAATTCCTCTATGGGACTTAAAAGAACATTTAGATGATAAAGAGGTTATTTGTAACTTACAGGAATATGAGTATATTTTGTGGACATGGTTTTTAGGAGAAGAAGAAAATTATATTAAAGATGATCTTAGGACATATAACAAAAATATTGAGGAAATCATAAGCCTTAGAAATATTAATATTTATAATTCTTATTTAACAAAGGAAATTGAGGGGTATTCTAAGGAATTAAGCTTTTTATTAAAGTCTTGGATTATTAGAAGTAATGTATGCAGTGTTTCTTCTCAAGATGAAAATATTAGATATAAACTTTTAAAGGATAAAGAGAATCTTAGAATTTGGAAGGGATTTGTACAGTAATCCATAAAAAATAAGGTGAATATATAAGATAAGGCATATATTAATTTTATGAAGGTTATAATATGATCTTTTAGTTATAATATAAAATATTTAATAAATCAACATAATATATAAAGCTAATAAAATAATATAAATGAGCTTTTAGTAAAGTTAATATTATTATATTAACTTTATAATAAATACATTATAAGCTTATTCATTATGTCTAAATATAAAAATATATAAAGATAAAAGTTAAATATCAATAATTTTAATAAGGGTATTTTATAAGAAGTGAAATATACTAAATAATAGTAGCAGGTTATTTATGATATAATAATTTATGAAATAATTATATTTAAGAGTAGTAATATTTTTGTTTACAACTTTAAAGAATCTGATATAATAGAGTTTGTTATTTAAAATGAAATATTTTATTGCTATGATGAAGAAGAGTACATAAGTAATTATTTTAAAGCGATTTAGGGATGGTGAGAGCCTAAAAAATAATCTTATAGAAAGAAGCTTCGGAGCTTAGACTGAAAATCTTAAATTTTAAGGAGTAGGTCTAGGGGTAATTCCCTTAATTGATTATGAGTGAGTTAGCTTAGCTAACTAATTTAGGTGGTAACGCGGAAGTTAAGTCTTTCGTCCTAATTTTTAGGACGAGGGACTTTTTTTATTACATAAATTTAGAAAGGAAAGTGAAAAGAATGAGTTATGAAAATTTAGCTAATTTAATATTCCCAAACATAGACGAAACACCGGAATATTATTTTGAAAAATATCCAAAGAGAGATTTAAAAGAAGGGGCTAAAGTATTAAGATATGCACCAAGCCCAACTGGATTTCAACATATAGGAGGAGTTTTTGCTTCATTAATAAATGAAAGATTAGCTCACCAAAGTGGTGGAATATTCTACTTAAGAATAGAAGATACTGATCAAAAGAGAGAAGTTGAAGGTGCTATAGATGATACTATAAAAACTATGCATAACTTCGGAATGGATTTTGATGAAGGAATAACTGGTGAAAACTCAGAAAAGGGAGCTTATGCACCATATAAACAAAGTCAAAGAGCTGATATATACAGAGCTTTTGTTAAGGATCTTTTAAGAAAAGGATTAGCTTATCCATGCTTTATGACTTCTGAAGAATTAGAAGCTTTAAGAGAAAAACAAATTGCAGAAAAATTAACTCCAGGATGTTATGGAGAGTTTGCTAAATATAGAGATTTATCACCAGAAGAGGCTATAAAGAGAATTGAAGCTGGTGAAAGTTATGTTATAAGAATGAAGTCACCTGGAAATCCTGAAAAGAGAGTTGTTGCTCATGACATGATAAAAGGAGAGGTTTCATTCCCAGAAAATCTTCAAGATGTAGTAATAATAAAAGGTGATGGTCTTCCAACTTATCACTTTGCTCATGCAATAGATGATACATTAATGAGAACTACTCATGTTATAAGAGGAGAAGAATGGTTATCATCACTTCCAATACATCTTCAAATGTTTGAAGTTTTAGGAGTAGAAGCGCCTAAATATGCTCATATTCCAACAATAATGAAAATGGATGGAAGTTCAAAAAGAAAATTATCAAAGAGAAAAGATCCAGAAAGTGCAGTAAGTTATTACAGTGAAAAAGGATATCCATCTCAATCAGTTATTGAATATCTTTTAAATATAATAAACTCAGCTTTCGAAGAGTGGAGAGCAGAAAATCCAGATGCTGATTATCATGATTACAAAGTTGAACTAGATAAAATGAGTAAGAGTGGAGCTTTATTTGATTTAGTTAAATTAAATGATGTAAGTAAAGATGTTATCTGTAAAATGAAACCAGAAGTTGTTTATGATTTATATACAAACTGGGCTAAAGAGTATGATAAAGAAATGTATGATTTAGTTACTTCTAAAGAAGCTATGATGAAAGAAGTATTCAATATAGATAAAGAAGGTCCAAAGCCAAGAAAAGATTTTGCTAAATGGGATGAAGTTAGAGAAAAAATATTCTACTTCTTTGATGAGTTATTTGATAAGGAAACAGCTAATGATGTTGAATTACCAAAAACTTTAGAATTAGAAGAAGCTAAGAGAATAATAGAAGCTTACGAAAAAGCATATAACTTTAATACAGATAAGGATACTTGGTTCTCAGATTTAAAAGAAGTTGCTGTAGAATTAGGATATGCTACTGATAGAAAGAAATATAAAAAGAACCCAGAAGAATACAAAGGAATGGTTTCTGATGTTGCAGGAGCTGTAAGAGCAGCTTTAACTCACAGAGCTAATACTCCAGACCTTTATACAATAATGCAAATTATGGGAGAAGAAGCAGTAAGAGAAAGATTTAAAAAATTCTTAGCTCTATAA